GCCGCCGCGCAGGAAGGCATCGGTCAGAAGCGACTCGGTCGCAGCCGACACCTTGCGGGCGCCAAGGCGCTGACGCACCGACGCCGACGCGAAGGCGCGCTTCGCAGCCGCCAGTTCGCGCTTCAGCCTGCCGTTCTCCGACAGCAGCGCCTCGTCTTCTTTCTTCTCCTCATCTGCCTCTGCCTTCGCGGCTTCGGCAGCACCTTCGGCGATCTTCTCCAGTGCGGCGACTTCGCCCTCTTCGGCAAGGTCGGGCTGAAGCGCGTGCGCCTCTTCGTGCGCGGCGCCGAACAACTTGCCGATCAGTTCCTCGATCTTGGCAGGATCCATGCCCATGTCAGCGCAGTACCCGGTCAACTCTTCCTTTGTCATCGTCATCTTGCCACCTTCGGAAAGGGCGACCCCTCGCATTGATGCGACGGGCACCTGTTGTGCTTTGATCTGCGGGATCGTCACGAACGACACTTCGCCGATCGCGAAGGGGTAGGTCGGCGCGCTGTCGCGCTCCGTGCCCGCCCAGGCGCGAATGTTCGGCGACACGTACGGCACTTCGCCAGCGTCGAACGCTTCAGCCCACCGGGGCGACGTCAGGTCAAGCCCGCCGTAGATCATGCGGGGCGCAGGCTGCGCGATGCCGTAGCCCGCTGCCTCCGCTGCCGTCAGCACCCGGATGCGGCGCAGGTAGCCTGCAGCCGTGCCGTTCTTGTCGTGCTCGATTGCCACGGCAGGCGCGAAGTCGGCAAGCCAGCGCTGAAGCGACTCGACCGCGTCGTCGAAGGTGAAACGCAGCGCGTCAGGATCCGTCGCGTCAGCGTCGAAGCGCCATTCCATCCCGTGGGCGAAGATCGCACCTTCCGGGATCAACGACACCCAACGCAGGTCGCTGTCGTCGCCAAGGGCAACCGACTGCGTGCGAAGTTTGAACCGTGAAGACCGCATGACCACCCTTCTGCACCGCCCCGATCCGCTTGCCTAGCCCCCTGCAGCGTGGTAGCGTGCTGCTAGCGGGCGAAGCAGCCCGCAACCTGCACCCCAACGGAGGCCCGATGCTAACGCGACGACAACGCATGATCCTTGACGAGATCCGAACCGCTCACGCGGCAGGCTTCCACCCCTCGCCCGCGCACCTTGCCGACCGGATCGGCATCGGAGGCAGACAGGCGATGCGCGGCGACATCGGGCGCCTGATCGTCGACGGCGACATTGTTGGCGTGGTCGAAGGGCGCGGCAGCGCGCCAACGCAGTACCGCCTCCGTGACTGCGCCTGCAGCCTCTGCAGTGCGTCGTGAAGTACCTGTCGATCTGCTCTGGTATCGAAGCCGCGTCAGTCGCTTGGCATGACCTGCAATGGCAGGCCGTCGGCGTCAGCGAGATCGAACCCTTCCCCTGCGCCCTTCTGCAGCACCGCTTCCCCGCCGTGCCGAACTTCGGAGACATGACGAAACATGAAACGTGGCAACTCGCACCCGGATCAGTTGACCTTGTGGTCGGTGGAACCCCCTGCCAGTCGTTCAGCGTCGCAGGCCTGCGCGCCGGAATGGCTGATCCGCGTGGCAACCTCGCCCTCACATTCCTTTCTATCGTCGACCGACTTCGCCCCGAATGGGTTGTGTGGGAGAACGTACCAGGCGTCCTGTCATCGAACGGAGGGCGGGATTTTGGCGCCTTCCTCGGGGCGCTGGTCGAACTCGGGTTCGGGTTCGCCTACCGCGTTTTGGACGCACAGCACTTCGGAGTCGCCCAGCGCCGCCGTCGCGTGTTCGTTGTCGCAAACGCTACAGACTGGCGACGTGCCGCAGCGGTTCTTTTTGAGCCAGAAAGCCTGCACGGGGATCCTGCGCCGCGCCGACCGTCGGGGCAAGGCGCTGCCGCCAGCGCTGACCGAAGCGCTGACACAGTCGGCGCACTCTGCGCCGGCACACAAGGCGAAACAAATCAGGACGCCTACGCCGGACGGCTGATCGCAGCCCCGCCAGTCGTCATCGACCGTGCAGCGTTCAACCAAGGCGCCGCCGCGCAATACGAACCCCGCATCGAAGCAAGCGAGACGATGAGCGCCATCGTTGCGAAAGGCCCGCACGCGGTCGCAACCCCTGCGCCCGAACCGATCGCCTTCCACCCGACGCAAACTCCTATTTCAAGTGTCGGCGTTTCGCATTGTTTAGGAGCGGGTAACAAAGTTGGATTTTCAACCGTGGCTGTCTCCCAAGCCCTCGCCGTTCGGCGCCTCACACCCGTCGAATGCGAACGCCTGCAGGGCTTCCCCGACGGGTGGACTGACGTGCCCTTCCGGGGCAAGCCCGCCGCCGACGGTCCCCGCTACAAGGCAATCGGCAACTCGATGGCAGTGCCTGTCATGCGATGGCTTGGCGAACGCATCGACGCCGTCGACCGCGCCACGAAGGCCTAGTCGATCTTGCCGTAGATCACGAACCAGCCGCACCGGCAGCGCGACACGCCACCCGCGCAATCGGGGTCGGGCAGGGGCGGCAGTTCTAGGTCGTCAAGCGGTTCGCCGTCGGCGCCCACAAGGTCGACCTCCGTGCCGTCAAGCGCCTTGCAGTGCGCGCACCGCTTGCCGTCAGGCACCGACGACCGGATCGCCTTCGTCGGCATCAAACCGAGCGCTGCGGGCGTGTTCGCATACTCGGCAACCCGTGCTGCGCCTTCGACCGTGTTGCGCGATTCCAGCGACGACGACACTAGGCCTAGTGGCGTGATCCGCGACTCCCACGTGTCGAGCGCGACCCCGCCAAGGATCGCATTCTCGACCTCGCCCTGCACCCGGTCTGCCATCACTTCGCCCGCCTTCTGCGTCATCGCCGCAGCCCGCGCGAACTGGTCGCTTGCCGTCGCTGCCAAGGCAGCCTGCCCTGCCGCAACGTTGTCGATGCTGATCGTCGCGATGGCGCCACCGCGTGCAGCCCGGCGCGCTTCGTCTAGCACCTGCGCCCCGACGTCAGCCCGCAACTTGCCTGCCGCTGCCGTCAGCGCCGCCTGATACTCTCCGACGTACTGCTGCCAGATCCGGTCGCGCTCGCCCGCCTGCCAACCGTCGGCAAGCCCGTCGATGACAGCCTGCCGGTGACGGTCGGCGATGCGCTCCAGTTCGACCGACAGTTCGACGTCAAGGTCGCGCCGACCCTCTGCCAGCGTCACCCACGCGACGACCTCCTCTTCGGGGCGCAGCGTGCGGTATGTGACGAACTCGCGACCGTCAGCCCCGACGACTAGGACGCCTTCGCCTTCGTCGTCGCCAAGGTCGCCGCCCTTGCTAGTGCCCATCGCCGCAAGCCGCGCAGCCCGCGAATGTGCGCCCGATGCGTACGCCGTCAGCAGCGACCGCACCCACGCCCGCGCAGCGTCGCCGCCCCGCAACTGGTAGGCGTGCCACGACGGACCCTGCGCCAGATAGGCCTTCGTGCCGACGTGCTGCGGGTGCTGCTTTAGGAAGTACTCGGCAAGCCGCATGACGCGGCCCCATGCAAGCCGCTTGCCTGCCGCAAGGTCGCGGGCGTAGACCAGCGCGCTGCTGTCGCTCGTCTTCGACTTCGACGCCCGGTGCGCCTCCAGTGCCGCCGCAGCTGCTGACTTCACCCCGTCAGGCACGACCACGTCAGGATGCTCCGCAAGCGCTGCCGACAGCAGCAGCGCCGACTCGGCAAGGTCGCCCGCCAGCCTGTCGAACTCGTCGACCTTCCGCGCCGACCAGTCTGCGCCAGCGTCGCCGCCCCACAGATCCCACGCGATGCGGCCCGCCGACGGGAAGCCCTCGCCGCCCTTGTCGAAGCCCTTGCCCTGCTTGTCGACCTTGTGTCGCGCGAAGTACGACGCCATGCGCCGCACGGTCTGTTCCGACAGCGCCTTGCGATTCTTGATGTCACGCGCACGCGCCACGCCGACAGCGGTGCCGCCCCGGCCGTGCTCGTCGCGCCAGCCAAGCGCCCGCTCCGCAATCGTTGCCATCTCCGTCGTCGGCGTCGTGTCGACCTCGTCGGCTAGGTCTGCCATGTCGCCCGCAGGCTTGACCGGCGCGAACGCTGCCGCCTCCCCGATCGCTGCAGGTACTTCGATGTTA